CCTGTCATGACGAACTCGCCGTCAGAAAGCATCGCAGGAACGTCGTCAGATGTTTCTGTGCCAGGGCCAGCGATATCGCCGTTCATCCTTTCAAAATCTTCAGTAGCGACATCACCACCTTCTGCGTAACGCATCGGTGCCACCATTCCGCCGTTCATCATGAGCCTCGGACGAAACATTCCTAGTTCTTCAGCGGTCTGTCCTCCAAAAGGTTCAACAGCAGTTTTTCTTTCCATTTCTGGTTTCGGAGTGGGTCTCCCCCCGCTGAGCTGGGGCAGAATCCCCGCTGGTAGCAGGCCAAACTCCTCGGGGGAAGGCTTTTCTTTGCCCATTCTACGAGCAATCTCTGCTTCGATGTTGTATCGGCCAGCAGCGTCCATTTGAGTCAGGGGTGTAAGCGGAACGCCTTTTCTGTTCTTGGCTTCGTCAAAAGCGAGCTTTCCTAGGAGGGCCGCTATCCCTGCCCCGCCAAGACCGATTCCGCCGCCTTCACCGCCGCCGATATTTTTGATTGAGCCTAATAATCCTTTGCCGCTTAGGTCTAAACCTAACTTATCGTCCAAAAATGCGAGGAGCGGATTGCGTCCCGTTCTAGCTTGTTGCTCACGATCTAATAACGATTGTGTATACGGGTCACTACCGAATGATGGACCGCTCTGGCCAATCACATAATTCACTGCTTGCATAAGGGGGTTGCTACCTTGACTACCGCCCACCATCTGCAAAATCTCATCAGGTCCATAGCCTTGCGCTACTAGTCCAGTAATTTGCTCTGTCAAGGCTGGGTTGCCTTCGGCTTGCGCCATCAAAACTTTTGCTGCTTCTTCTGGGCTTTGACCTGCGCCACCGAACAAGCTGCCGATTCCTTTGCCGATATTGCCGAACAAGCCAACCTTGTCTTGTCCCGGCATAATGAATTCGCCGACTCTGCTCAGAAAGGTGCCGCCGGTTCCTGCTGTGCCGGTGCCAGCACCAGCACCAGCTAAACTACCGATACCGCTCAAAAGTTTACTTGCACCGAAACCGCCTGCCGCTCCAGCCAAAGCGCCTTTCAACCCTTTACCGCTCGCCAATCCTCCGAGGCCACCGATAAGAGCCGCGCTTGCTCCGCCAGTAAAAGGCGCTGCAATGATTCCGGCGTAGGGCGCTACTTTCTTCACTACTTTCTTGAAGAACTTACCGACCTTTTTCAGGAAGAACTCTTCCAGGCCAGTGTTGGCGTTCAGCGAAGCGATGCCCATACCGACGACATATCGCTCTGGGTCAAGATCCAGTTCGTTGAATCTACTCTCTACCGTTGCTTCAAACTGGGGGTCGTCAAACATTTCGGCAGGTAACACAACCTCGCCGGGTGTCAGGTGAGCAAGCACTGAGTCGCCGCCACGTCCTTGGGCAGCAAGTTCTGCTGCCATCTCCGCCATCGGCGCTTGAGCTGCTGTGGCCGTTTTCTCCGCCAAAGCCTTGGCTATGTTTGCTTCTTCTGCGGACTCAGCGGTGTCAGCCGCCATCATAAATTCGTTGATCGCAGCACTTGCGAGTTCTGCGTCTGGGTTGGGAGCCATCGTTTGAGGCATCGCGTCTACTTCGCCACCCGCTTGCATACCCATGGGCGGCATTGGAGCATCGCCCATCAAATTTTGAATTCTCTGTTGCAACATCGTGTTCATGATATGGTCACCGTTACCGCACCTACCGCGCTTGTTATTTGTTGCCCTGTTGGGTACGTCTGATGGCTGTAGAGATCTCTTAGCTGCACTCCATCGAAGGCTTGATGTATACCCAATGTAGTATTAAAGATAACGGCTCCAGTGGCAAACTGTAGTTCACTAATTTCAGTGGCGTTAAAGTGAGGCGATATGTTGATATCGACCGCTGACAGATTTAATTCCAATACCCGAATCATGCGGTTAAAAACATCGGACGACACCGTTTCGCCTTGAGCGAGCGGCAGTCTCGTTTGTAAAATACTGCTCACCCACGTCGCCCACTGGGTTGAATGTCGATCCTAGTGGAGCCTAATCTCCACTTGTAACCCAACTGATTATCTGCGGTGTTGTCATCGTCTGACTCAAATCGGAACACGACTTGTCTCGCTCGACTTCGCACATTGCTAAACGTAGTCGTTGGGGTGACCTGCGTGGTTGAGTCTGTCGTCAGTGATTGACCTGGGAAGTCACGGCGCTTCAGCACGATGTTCATCGCAGGTGTGTTGGTCGCCCCTGCCTCTTGCACAAATTTCATGTCAGGGATTATCCGTTTGACGAAGCTGAACGCTTCTCCTGAGCTGATATCGAGATCACCGGACTCAATGAAGACACCAGACATGGCTGAATCGTTGTCGTTGTACCCTTGCTCGTGCTCGAACACGCAGTTCGAGCTGGAGGTTTTTGCGGTCGCCAGAGGTTGATCTTCGATGCCTGCGTCTAACCATGCATATCTGATCAGACTGCCTATCGACCAGTGGTTTTCTTCGTAATTGTAGATGACATAACGACTGACTTCGCCAGTTGCGTCCTCGATGCTTGGATAGAAGAACCAGATCTCGCCGTACTCGCTATTCACGCCCATGTGGCACTTGAACGCTTGGCCAAGATCAAGGTCATTGAAAACATACTCTTGTACAGCACAAGGGAGCTTTTGCACCGAGCCGTTGTAGAAATAAAACCCAGTCTTGCTGGCGAAATACACGCCGTTTGGCGCGTTCGCAGCAGCCTTGGGACCAATGAGTCCAGCGCCCTCGTTCACCAAATTGACGGCGAATGTCAAAGGCGGTCCGATAAAATTCATCGAGTACAGCGATGTGTCAGTCCAGATCAGTATCTCTTGCCTGCTCTTGATGCCGCCAACGATGAATGACCCGCTCGACAATCGCACTGATCCTGCGCTGTTTGTCGCGGTGGGCAAGAAGTCTAGCTCGTTTTCTGAATCACTGAACGCAACCAACATGGGATCAACAACACCAGTGCGTGAGCCGCTGGACAAAGGATCTGCGCCCAAGACAATCAGGTGCCGGTCAGTCTCTGAGGTGATGACTTGCAGACCGACAGTCGGCACTCCTGTTGCACCACTGAGACCTGAAAGCTCAACCGCTCTAGTGCTCGTGCCGTTGTTCTCTAACCAGCGGAAGATGCCAGCGCCACGCACGTTGATGATCAGGTTTTCACCAAAGTTGTCGTGCGTCCAAAGGCGCAACTGATTTACCGCGCTAATCGCAGACGCTGAGCCGAATCCTCCAGAACCCCAGGTGCCCAAACCCCAGCCTGCGGATGAAACGTAAGTATCCAGACCGACATTGATTTGATAAGTCCCGACAACGCTACTGCCGCCGTTTCCGCTGTCACTGCTGTTTGCGGTGACGGTCGAACCACTGGTGTCTTTTGCGGTAATCGTGTAAGCGTTTGCAGTGGTCACTAGATCGATTTGGTATTCTTGATTCAGAACCTCAGCGGTTACATTTCCGCCAAGTGTCGCTGCACCACTGAACGTAACAAAATCGCCGCTTACTGCGCCGTGCGCTGTGTCAGTTACGGTGATCGTGCTGCTGCCGTTGGTTGCGGCAAAGGTGACATCACCCGCGCTGGTTGTTGATCGGATAGGAGTAACGTCGTTATACGCGGACCCCTCTTGGATGTAATACTTGAACGTCGTGCCAACACCCAAAAAACGAGTGCCGCCCAACGAAATCCATGAGTGCAGAGCACGGCCCGTGCCCAGATAGGTGTTTGACCCAAGCTTGAGCCAGCCGCCTACTTTCTCTACACGACCTTTGCGGAATCGAACAAGGTTTGCATCTACCCAACCGCCTTTCGCGCTGTAGTCTGTTGCTTCCTTGTTGACTCCTGGCTGAAACTCAAGGGTTTGCAGCGCCACGAGTGATCAAGCCAGTCGGATGATTGCGCCGGTTGCAGTCGGACTTGGGAAGACGACTGTGAAATCACCTGCCGTGCTCGTCTTGTCTCCGCCAAAATCTATCACTGCACACGCTTTGTCAGATTGCGTGTCGTTGTAGATCATACAGCCACGCGCCGTAACGGTTGCGTTAGAGAACGTCAGGTCTGAGAAATCACAAACCGCTGTAGTGCCGGAAGTTGTCGGCGTAACAGAAGTCAAAGTCGATCCACCAGACGTGTAGTTGGTTCCGCTTGCTTGGCCGGTCGTAGTAAACGCGGTTGTGGAAGCGCCCAAAGTGGCAGACGATGTGTATAGCGCCAACTTGAATGAGTTGC